TTGGTGCTTTGAAGTTCCTACTGATATGTTTATCACTCGAAGGAATGGAAAAGTCACTGTTCAGCATAATTCCAAGTTGGCTCAAGCGGATGGTATGATTAACCCGATGACCCTTGTAAAGATAGGAGCAAGTAATCCTGATGGCCATTATCCTACCAGTGAAGAGCTTGAGAGTTATAGGGAGCTGCTAGAATCCGCTCAATATGATCAAGATTTCAAACTTGTCACTCATGACGCGGTGGATATTCAACGTATTGGTTATAATGGCGCCACTATGGATACAGCAGCAGACTTTCAATTCATTATTGATAATATTCTGATGGGACTCATGGTTCCTAAAGCGGTTATCACCCAAGAGGGTGCCACTTATGCTTCCGCATCTGTAGCCCTTGATGTTATGCGCCAACGTTATAATAACTTCCGAACACTAATGGCAAATTGGTTAGAGAAAAAGATTTTTGCCCCTATTAGTGAAGTTCAAGGCTTTTACAAGCCTGAAGGTGGAGTGAAGCGACTAATCGTTCCTCAGGTAGAATGGAATCATATGACGCTGTATGATCTTGATAATTACCTGGGCCATGTACTAGGGTTAATTGATAAGAAGAAGGTTTCTACTGAAACGGTATACAGAAGTCTTGGTCTAAATAAGGCAGAGGAGATGGCTAATATTCGTGCTGAACAAATCCAGGCAGCTATCCTTTCTAAGGAAGAGCAAGCTCTAGCACAAATGAACCTTAGTGAACTAAGAAGCCTTGATCCTGACAAACCAGTGCCTGAGAGGCCTGTAGTAGCCTTGCCTGGAGCACCGGGAGGCCCAGGTGGTGATGGAATGGGAGACTTGCTTGGAGCCCCTCCAGGGCTAGACTTAGGAGGTCCTCCAGGAATGGATCTAGGTGGTCCATTAGGCGGCGGTGGAGATGACGGAGGTATGGGAAT